CTGTCTGTAACAATTACACGAGTGTTTTGTTCTACAATCTGGAATGTTGGATTATCTCTAATAGAGTCATCTACATATTTTTTATTTGGAACGTCATCGTCGTCAGTTACTTGATCCTCGTAATTAGTGGTGCCGGTAACAGTAACCACTGCTAACGGATTAATAGGATTTCCTGTACTTGGATCATCAAAACCTAGTAACTGTAAATCTTGTCCATCTGAACTAGTAATCTTGTTTACTCTTAATGCAGTATTCGCATAGTTAAAACTACCAGAATCTGCTGCACCTACTGCAACATTAAATGTGTCATCGTTTTCATCCCAAAAAATAGATCCAGCATTTTCAGTTCCTCTATCTACCTGTATACCTGCGTACCTTAGAGTAACTCCTGCTGCTGTTTCACCATAGTTTAGTTGAATAACATTATCTCTAATATTTAAATTTTGTGCTTCAACAGTAAGCGTTTCACCTTCAACAATTAAGTCAGAAGTAATAACTACTTTTCCTAAAGCAGATGGCGGCCCAACATCAAGTTTAATAATTCCACCTGACGAAGATTTTATTGTATAATCGCCGTTAGTTTGTAAAAATTGCCCCATCTATATTCCTTTTAATAATACTATACGTAACGAAGCAGGATCAGACGTGCTTCTGTCTATCTGTAACCCAGAGTATCTTAGTGATACGCCTGACCCTGTTTCGCCTTCATTCATTATATATTACCTTATCAAGTGATTGGTGTTAACACAATGTAGTCTGCAGATGAATCATTTTCTAGATACCAAGTATACTTGTTTCCAGAAAAGTCAGTTGCAACACGCTTCGTAAGTTTTGCAATTGCTACTAGATCCGCATCTAAGTTACCAGTTGTAGAACCTTGAATTCTCATTTCATTTTCAGCGTTTGGCTGAGTTGATTGTAGAGTGCAGATTCTATATGTTGAAGTAGTTGCTGCTTCGCCTACTCTTGTTACTGTGTAACTGTCTGATCCTCTTTGCTTGATGATGATACCATCTGTTTGTAGTGAGCCTCTGTAAAACTCACAAGTAATACCTGTAGCAGCATCGGTTGGTATACCGATTGCGTCTACTCCGTTTATGTCTTTTCTAAGTGGTCTTCCCATTTGTTTTCTCCTGTTTAAGTAGTCCTATGCGGGTTCTATCCGCTACGCTGTGGTGCAGCATAAGTCCGCCTTGCGGCTCGCTATCTGACACAAGTATTTATCCTTTCGAAAGAATAGCCATTAGTTCCACCTTACTAATAGTGTTCATTAGTGCGTTGATTTTATCTATCTCCGCTTGAGCGTTGGCTATGTGTCTGTCGCTTTTGGTTTGTTTGTATTTGATTAGGAACTCCATATAATTTTTCATATGAACTTCAATGGAGTTTTGTATGGTTCTTACATCATGACTAAACATAGGAAAACGTTTACGCCATCTATCCAATTGCTTTCTTAACTTATCAAAATCATTATGACTTGTGATATCTTGCATAATACTATTTAACACTCATTTTGCTAGATTGTCAAGTCATAAAAAAAGGGCGACATAAATGCCGCCCTTTTAAACACTGTAAAGTGTAGTTTATTGCTTACGCAAATCTTAGGTTCGCTGATGTTACAGCCACTTTACCTAAGTAGTCTGCCGCATTACCAAGAGATGATGCAGTGTTTGTTAACTCTACATATCCATATCTTGTCATGAAACTTACTACTGGCTCAAAAGTGCCTGGATCAAGAACCACACCACTTGACATCAACGGGATGTATGGGCAGTAAAACGCTGCTGCGTCTGATTCGCTTGAACCTTTGTAACCAACAATTACATCGTCGGATGTAGCATAACCGTTAACATACACTTTCATCGCACTGTTTAAAGTTCCTACAAACTTAGTGTTTGTTGGTGCTTCAAAAGTACCTTCAGTTGTTCTTGCAAACGCTGAAGTTGTAGCAGATTGTAACAAAGTTAATACTGTTGGTGAAACAACAGCCCAGTTACCTGCGCCACGACGTGTACGCTGTGCAATCAAGTTAGCAACTCTGTTGATTTGAACTGCAAGTGCTGCGTGTTCATCACCAACGAAAGTAGCAGTACCTGACACTGCGCCTTGGTCGTATGTTAATGCGGCTGTACCAGCCAATGTTGACAGTGAAGTAATCACTTCTTGATCAATTTCAGCAGTAATCTCTTGTGCAAGAGCTGCCATGATCTCTGCTTCAACGTCGATACCCTGTTGAGCCTGTGCGTCTTGCGCAGATTCAAAAGTCCATCTTGCAGATAGTTTTCTTGATTTCGCTTCTACTGTTTGTTTCAAGATTTGAATAGATAATCTATTTCCGGCTTCGCCTTCTAATGAAGCAGTTGAACCTGCTTTAATATCATCGTTACCTGAATATCCTTCAGCAATCTTGAAAGGTGATAGTGCTTCTTCACCCGCTGTCGCGCCAGTTCCAGATGCACTTGTAAAAGTGTCTGCATATCTAACACGTAGAGTGTGAATTTGCCCTACTGGCCCAGTCATTGGTTGAACACCAACTAATTCATTCGCGATGACAGTTGGCATTACACGTCTAATTACTGGTAAAATGACGCGGTTTAGTGTTGCTACGTTTCCTGCTGATGTTGCTCCTGCTGTAGCACTCTCTGACAAATACTTACGGGTATTTTCTAGAGTTGCTGCCATAACAGAACGCTTGTTACCTTGAAGACCTTCTAAAAGGGCATCTTTGGTTTCTGACCAGCGACTTTCTAATAGTTGTGACATTTGTTTTTCTCCTTAAACTTTTAGTCCCGCAAGCCTGCGGATGTCAAAAATCTCAGCAGTTTTGTTCTCGTTACCGCTGATCTGTGCCTGTTTTTTATCGCCTGTTACTTCTTTGCCTTCTGTCAACGCTTTCTTTTTGGGTGCATGTCCTTCCATTACGGAATTAATGTACTTGTCAAAGGCTGCGTGCAATTTATTAGTCTGTACTGATTCTAAAAGTTCGCTCATTACTTCGCGCTTGTCTCTAGAAAGTGGTCCTAACAATTCTGCCATTACTTCTTTTCTTTGAGATGCATCTTGGATTTTTGCGATTTCAGTATCTTTACTCTCAACTAGTTTTCCGATGTCAGCCGCTTTCGCTTCTGCCTCAGCAACTGCTGCTTCTTTCTGTTTTACAACTTTAAGAAGTTTTGCTGTTTCTGATTTTTCATTAAGGTGGCTAGTTGAATATTCACTTGCAAAACTTTCAAAAATTCTGCGACCAAAGTCATTTTTGCGTGCTTGCTCGATATCCTCTTTCAACTGTGTCATTTCAGACTTAATACCTTTCGATACTGTTTCCTGAATTGCAACAGATGCTTTATTGATAAAGTCTTTCTTAACTGCTTCAAATTTAGCCTTGCTATCTCTAACAAGTTTAACTTTGGTTTCTGCTAAGTCTTTTTTATCAGTGTGGAATTCTGCGATTTCTTTCGCCAGTGCATCCACGATAAAGGATTCAAGTTTAGCAACATTTCCTGCAACTGCTTTACGATCTTCACGAAGTTCGGCAAGTTCATTCTTAAGATTGTTAAGAACAAATGCTTCCATAGCCTTAGAATCATTATTCATCTTCTTGGCGTATTTGGCTCTTGCTTCGATAAGTCCTTGGCGGTCTTCAGCAAACTCAGAAAGCTCTGCTTGAATTCTGTCTGCAAGCATTTTTTCTACTGCTTCTACCATCGCGGTTTTATCGTGTTCATACTTCTGTGCAAATTCTTCACGCAATTGTGTGTTGACTTGATCACGGTTTTCTTGAACTGTAGTTTCCCAAGCGGTTTCAATCTCCGACTTGACTTCTTCGGAAATCACATTGTTTTCAAATAGTTGTTTTACAAATTCTAGCATTGTGATTCTCCTACGATTTGTTTAAACCTGAAATGATTTTTTTCAAGCTCTCTGCTATGTAACGCTGTGCCTGTTTATCGCCTTTAACTTCTTGTGCTACTCTAAATGCCTCATAACCACCTGTATTATTCATAAGGTGTTCATAAACTGGTGTTGGATAGGCTCCCGGCGCACTTGGTTGTGCAACAACATCAACGGTAATAATTTCAAAACCGTTTACATTGCCTGTGCCGTCAACTTCGCCTGATCCTCGACTAGAAACTCCTAATTTTACTCCTGACTCCAACATAGTGCCAACTAATTGACCCATTGGAGTTGGAAGCATTTTAAGTTTTCCGTAGCCGTTAGGACCGTCCATCCACATCTTAGTAATCATGTGAGACACACGGTCGAGGTTGATACGTAAATCTTGAGGATGATCAACTTCACCGAGCACTGAATACCCCCCAGAAATCTGTTCGTTGAGCGTAGTAACAGCCCTGTCAATCTCCTTAGAAGAATAAATGCGTTGGTTAGCATTACGAATGTCACCCTGAATACAGATGCCACTCAAGTGTAATGTTTTGCCATCGCCTTCATCACGCTCTACGACGATTTTAGCCTGGTCGAAGCTCAGATGTTCTGCTAGTGTAGTTTTCAACCTTAGTCTCCTCTATTATCTACGACCACGGAAAAGTGATTGCTTGTTGTCAGCATTCTCAGCAGCGCCTTTCTTTTCTGCACCGTGTCCTTTTTCGTTGGACATTTTCGTTGCATTTTTGCTACCTGGAGTGTTAACGTTTCCTGCATTTTCTTCTTTAGCGTTAATATCTGCTAGTCCGCCGTCATTTTTACCTGACTCTTCTCCACCCTTTAGGATGTTAGCAGTAGTTCCGCCCATGTCATTTTTCATATTATCAACAACTGATTTTTTGTTGTCTGCTGCTTCTGCGCTGCCTTTTGTTTCTGCACCGTGTCCGCCTGCTACTTTTTCAACATACTCACGCATTGTTGCTAATTCAGCGTCGCCTTCTGGGTCTGCAGATGCTTCTGGAGCAAAAGTTTCTTCTTCTTTTTCTGCATCCATGTCCATCTCATCGCCTTCTTCGCCGTCGTCGCCTTTAATTTCGTCAAATTTTGCTTGAAGTTCGTCAACGATTGAATCTAGATCTTGGAATAACTCTTCTGGCTCTTTATCACCATCTTCGTCATCACCTGTAATGTCCGCTTCTAAATCGTCTGTAGCGTCTCCGCCCATAGCGTCCATTTCGTCTTCGTCATCTGCTTCTACGGCAACTTCTTCAAATTCTTCGTCAACTTTGTCTTCTGCATCGTCATCTGATGCTTCATCAACTTTGTCTTCTTCAGCATCGTCGTCCTTAGATGCTTCATCTACTTTATCTTCATCAGCATCGTCATCTTTAGATGCTTCATCGACTTCCTCATCTTCGTCGTCTTTCATTTCTTCTTCGATAAGGTTTTCGTATACTTCGCGAGACTTAGCAACCACATATTCGTGGAATAGCTCTTCGGCTTTTGCCTGCTCGTCGTTTACCAAATGCTCTAGCATTTGCTCTAATGTTGTTTTATCGGCCATTGTATTCTCCTTTTAAATTGGTGTAAGGCTGTTTCATTATATATTTACATAATTGTTACAAAAACAGGGTTAAATGGGTGTTTTTTGAGTCGTTTGTTCTTGATATATAGTTCCTTCGTATGTTTTCTCAAAATCTTCATATGATATATGTTTTAGATGTGGATACTGGGGACCTAATTTATCTGGTATAAATGCACCAGAATCAATAACTCTAATAAACTTAGTGTTGACAAACTCCTTGATAACCTTTTCTGTTTGGCTTAACCAGTTACCAAAAAATGTTGCACTATCTGTGCTTTTTTTGTAATTATGAGTGTCTGCATATACATTATTAAACTTTCCGCCCTGTCCTTGATAGTCAAATCCGTGTATGTATATCTGTTTATGTCCGTTAGAAGCAGCAAACCATAATGCTGTCGGACCGCTACTCCATCCTTTATGTGGATTAAAAAAGTTAATTTTATCCTTATTTTTAATACCCTTATTAGGGTTAGTCCATACTGTTCCTCTTTGTGCATACCCGCTATCAATTAGCTCATTGACCATTTTTACGTCAACTGCTGTTAAAATATGAGGATCAAATTCTCTGTATTGGGCATTGCAGCCGTATACTGTTCCAATTTTTAGTAAACTTTCACAATTCAAGCGAAGTCTGCTCTTGCCGTTGCCAAGAACAAATGCTATATCTGTGTGGGTGGGTAGGTTTTTATTCTTCTTGCTCAACTGGTGTTCCATACATTTGCTTGATGAAAGCCAGTTCAGATTTTTTTTCTGCTTCGTGTGCTTCGGCTTGAATCCTTAATTGATTTATTTGTCTGAGAGTTAGTTTTACTTTTCTAGTATCATCAAATTTGACAACAGAACTATCATTGCTATTATCGTATCTACGATCAACTGCAAAGTCATTCACGTCATCATTAAAATATAAAAATTCTCTTAGAAGCATACGTTTATTTATTCTTATGCGGGCGTTTCAGCGCCTGCATCACCCTCTGCTGGCTGTTCCGCTGTTGCGGCCATTTCTTCTGGTGCTTCTGCTGCTTGATCGGCAGCATCGGCCTCAATGTTCGCAGGTGTAATTCCTGCGTTTCTCATTTCGCCTGCTGCATCTGCAGCCGGTTGTAGATTACTTCCTTGCTCTTCAAGCCATAGTCTTTGGTTTTCTGCAATTTCTTCTTGTGATAATCCAAGATATCTTTTTAAAGCAAAACGTTTTGATAAGTGTGGAACTTGTTGTAATGTTCCAAATATGTTTGCTCTTGTTGTATCTAGCTCTGCTTGTCTATACGCTGCAAAGTTTTGTGGAGGATTAAATCTAAGTTGGAACAAACTTGCATCAATGTTATAACCATTAGTTGATAGCCATAATTTAAATTCATGATCAAACGATTCAACCATAATACTCTGTAGTCTTTCACAGTATTTGTTAAATCTTAGTTCCTGAATGTATGCAGTTCCTACCTTACCGTCACTAACTGTGTTAGCCTGCTCATCAATCGATGTTGGCAAATAAGACGAAGGAATTCTCAATGCACGGAATAATTTATTAGTAAAGTATTTTAAATCTGTAATCTCACCTAGGTTAGTACCACCTGGTAATGTTTCAACTTTAGATCCTCTACCTTCAGCAGTTTGTGGAAAGAAGTAATCTTCGTTGGTTGATAATGGATTGTAACTTGCATCAATAATGCTATTGCCGCCGCCCGTTGAACTAGGAATACGTCTTTGTTGGATTTCATTCTTAACTTTTTCAACAAAGCCCATTGCCATGTGTGCAGGCATATTACCAACATCAACATAAAAAATTCTTCTTTCTGGAGCACGTTGAATTCTGTAAATGATGATTGCATCTTCCAGTAATTCTTTTTGCTTGTAAACTTTAAACACACTTTCTAATAATGAATTACCAAATGGATAATTGTTATCCAATCCTTCTGATAATGAAATATGCATGATGTGTTCTGCACCAACAGTTACTTCATTCTGCTCGTTTTGAAATCTTGTTCCGGGCGGTTGTGCTGCATTACCAACCATTCCTCTACCAAAGCCGCCGCCACTAGTATATGAACTGGTTCCGCTTGGTGAAGTATTTGTAGTTCCGTGTGGTGTAGTTGCTACTAAGTTTTTAAAATTAAAATTAATATCCTTTACAACATACTGCTCGGGAAGTTTTCCTTCGGATTCGTTAACAATAATTTTGGAAACTTTTGCTTGATCAATATATAATAATTTTTTAGTTTCCGGGTCACGCATGAAAAAACAATCGCCATACTTAAATGTGTTCCTTACTATTCTAAAAATTCTATTTTCAAATTTCTGTTGTTTTGTCCATTTTTGTAATGCTTCTTTTAATAATTTTGTTTCTGTTCCTGTAGGATCGTTTCTAAAGAACATATGAAATGGTGTTGCGTTTTCTTTATCCTTGCCTGTGCAAAATTCTGCTAGGATATCCAATGCTGCATTGACTTCTGAATCCATGTCCATTGTGTCATACTGCATGTATTTTTCAATACGATTTGGGCTACCTGCATATACGTCAGGCAAATATGATGAATAGTTAGTTTTTGCAGGACCTGGGCGGCCGCCGCCGCTAATTGGGCTGACATTTCCTGATTGGTTTTGTACGTTAACAGGTGTAAAATATTTTTTCCAGCTCATTTAATTTCCTATACAGATTTTAATAAATTTCCAACATTTGATAAGTTTTCGATAGCACCGACGGTTTTACCTTGCATCCTCAATTGTTGGTTAGTAAGTTTAACTAGTTCTACCACATTAGTATTTAACTCTGCAAAAACATTTTCAGTTGTAGAAGTGGTTTGGGTAGTGCCGCCGCCTGCAGACGTATTTGCTACAGGTTTAGTAGTATTCTGTTCTTCGGTGGTAGCAGTGGGTGTAATTGTTGCATTAACACTAGATGTTGTTGGCGTATTGCTTTTTGTTTGATCTTTTGGACTAATAAATTTACTTTTTTGCTGTAGTGCTTCTTGTTTAAGCAGCATCATAGAGTCGTTAAAGTTTTTCTCTTTTGGTAAATTTGCAAGGGCAGTTTCGGTTACATCCATGGTCTTTTTCTGCAACTTGGCTTTTCCATCAAGTACTTCCATTTCCTTTTGATTTACTCTGTTGTACTTTGTTGCAGCGCCATCTTTAAACTCAGCCATTTGATTTTGGAATTTAAAATCAAGTTCCTGTGCTTTTAATTGACGGGCACTTATCTCGTTACCCTGGGCATCTACTTTTTTCTGTGATTCGTGCGTGCCTCTTTCAAGTTGTATCTCTTCTCTCTTTAGTTTTCTTGCCGTAGCTCTATCATCCAGATCCTTGTATTCTGCATCAAGTTGTTCTCTCTTAACTTTTGCTTCCTCGTCACTCAGACCGCCCAACCAACCAGGAAGAGAACTCTGAATATTATAGAATAGTTCCTTGATAGGCATCATGAAATATCGATATAGGAAATCGCCAATTGTTTCAAATACGGAGCCTACCGTAAAGCCAGCATCATACAATTTTTTAAATCCATATATGACCGCTGCCACTGCCGCACCAATTGCTATGAACGGTGCTGCTGCTACCAGTAGCGGAGATACCAATGCCCATGCTGCTGACGCAGAGGCTCCTAGTCCTCCTGCCGCAAACCATGCTGCTGCGGTTTGTGCAAACACTGCAATTTTATAGGCTGCAAATGCTGCTGCTGTTCCTGCAAGTATTGGCATTAGATTATCTATCAAGAATCCTCCAATACTTTGGAACACTGGCATTACATAATCCATTATCAGCCCGCCGAGGAATTGGAACACCGGCATTACATAATCCATTATAATTCCTCCAAGCATCTGTAGTATCGGAACAACATCGGTGATAATAAATGCCGCTACTTGTAGGAATGCCGGATACACATAGTCTCTAATAAGTCCAGTGATAGTATCCAGTATTGGTTGGAAGAATGATAGTAGATAGTTTCCTACTTCTGTTATAATGCCTGCAAATACTTGGAACGTTGGTACAACAAAGTCTAGCAAGAATCCTGCTACAGTTTGGAATGAATTTAATAACAAGTCAAGCAGTCCTGAATTTGCAAGTGCCATCTGGAATTGATTACTAAACTCTGCTAATCTAGCTCTAGATTTCTGCATTTGTTCATTCATTCCATCTGTTTGTTCGTTGGCTTCATTCTGTGCCTCTACTCCTTTTGTTAACCCATCAACTTGTATTTGGTTACCAGCAACAACAGCCTGCATTGATTGTGCATACTCGTCATTACCAATGATTGCTTCTTTGTTTGATTTAAGAAATTTCTGTGTTTCACTTTTGGTAGTATTAAGGGCACCCTGGATTATACTGTCGCCGACCCTTTCATCTTTTAATAATTTTTGTCTAATGCCAATTATCTGATTAAATGTTCCGCCAAGCGCATGTGCTTGCTTTTGATTTGCTTCCATTGTTAGCGTTCCTGACATAACTGCATCCTTAACAAATCCTTGCAGTTCCTTAGGATAGGATTGTATTAGCCTTTGCAATTCTTTTTCTGATTCTGCACTTAACTGGCTAGCAAATGCTTGATACTTAATCTCCTGCATCAACTGTTTTCTTTCTTCTTCTTTTTCCTTTCTAGATTCGCCTGTAATCTTTGCCAGCAAGTCCATTTCCTTTAGATAGGCCTTGGAACCTTCTACTAACTGTCTGTTGGACATGTTTTCGTTTCTGCCCATGATACGTAAGTTAGTTGCATAACTTGCAATACCTTCATTTAGATCCGATGTACTAAATCCTAGTGCGTATAAATCTCTCGATCCTACCCGTATTGCTTTTGATAATGCTCCAAACCTCTTTGCACCATCTGCTGTTGTTCCGCCTAGTGCAACCATTGCAGCACCATTGCTAGAGATAAATCCTGCAAATGCATCGAGAGTCATTCCTGCCTGTCCTGCTGCTCTTGTCATTTCAACTACACTACCGTTAAAACTGGCTCCGCTTCCGCTTGCTTTAACAAATGCTTCTGATACTGAAGTTGCTGCTGATGCTGCTGCACCAAACATGGGTCCAACAACCGGAACATTATTAAATATTCTTGCAGCAGATTCCATACTATCGCCAACATTGGCAAAATCACTGAGTAACTCTATAGTACCGTTGGATAGTTTTGTAAACTTATCCGTAAGCATCCTAGCATTTTGACCTAGTTTAAACATTCCTTGTTGAAATGCTTTACCGCCAGCGCCGCCGCCTGCACCACCGCCTGCACCACCGCCGCTGCCTGAACCACCAGATCCGCCACCACCAGATCCGCCACCGCCCTTCATTAAATTGACTAATTCTCTTAGGGTAGATTCAGATGCCGCATTTTTGGCTTCAATTAAACCAATTCCGGGTACATCTATTTCAACTTTTGCCATTTTTTATTTTTCCAGGATAACTGCGCATATAAATACACACATACTTATAATGTATTTATTGGAGATAAAATGGAAGAAAATGAAAAATCAGTTGTGCCTGAACAAACTGATGTTCAGCCGACCGTAACTGTAACTCAGTCGGCTAATAAGAACCCATTAGCAGGGTACTTTAGGCAACCAAAAATTTATGTAAAACTGCCATCGGGTGGACGATTCTATTCCGAAGGTACGTTAGATCAATCAGAAACAGGCGATTATGCAGTCTATGCTATGACTGCAAAAGATGAACTAATGTTTAAAACACCTGATGCGCTATTAACAGGACAAGCAACTGTGGAAGTAATTAAGAGTTGTGTACCAGCAATACTTGATCCTTGGTTGATGCCAACCGTTGATTTAGATTTTATTTTGGTGGCTATTAGAGTTGCTACTTACGGCAACGACATGGAAGTAGAAACTAAGTGTCCTCACTGTGCAGCAGAACAAACATATGACATCGATTTAGCATCATGGATTGGTAGTATTGGAAGTTTTAAATACAAAGAACACGTTAGTATTGATCCGTTAACTGTTGAAGTTAGACCTTACACTTATCAGGAACTAACAAAAACTTCTGTTAAGACAATGGAGCAACAGAGAGTATTTCAAACTATTAATGATGACAAAATGTCAGATGAAGAAAAACTTGATAAGTTTGGAAAGAGCTTTGTGAAACTAACAGAACTATCAGTTGATATTATCGCAGATTGTGTTATTAAAATTGAAACTCCGGATGGTCCTGTTACTGATAGAAACATGATTAAAGAATTTATCAATAACAGTTCTAAAGATAATTTTGATAAAATTCAAAATCATTTAAAGGATCTAAAAGAACAGATTGAATTTAAATCTCGAGATGTTCAATGTGGCGAATGCAAGGAAACATTTAACTTGCCCATCACTATGGATCAGTCAAATTTTTTCGGAGCAAAATCTTAAACCTCTCCTTGCCGGAGATTTTGCAAGAGTCAGAACAGTTAGATAAACAGGCGCGGGGTATAAAGAAAGACAGTCTCAAATTGTGTTGGTACATGCGAGGTCTTTCTTACTCTGAAGTTATGAATATGAGTTATGAAGAACGCGAAATTATTTCTGAAATAGTTAAAGATAATTTAGAAACTACTAAGAAAAGCGGAATGCCTTTCTTTTAATTACACTTTTTTATACAATTGTTTTACTATTAAACGCTCTTTATCATCTAAAGGCTGTTCATCTATTACTTTCTTTAAAATAATTTTTAATTCTCTTTCATTAAATGAATCTAAAGGATTTTTGTTTGTTGAACTTATTTTAGGTTTGGATGTGGAAGTTCTTCCTGCATCCTTCCATCCTGCAGCAAAACTTGAAAGTGGTCCTGCTACCTTTTCTTCATCTTCTAATAAATCTTTTATCTTCATTTGCCGGCCTTAATTTCTTTCTGTAACGAAACTTTTACATCATTAACAGTCTTCTGTCCAGCCTTCTTAATATTTGCAGCAATTGTCTTGACATCAACTTTGGTAGATGATGTTGCTTGATTGTTAGAAGTTGCTTGATTACTTGTACTTGCTTGATCACTTGTACTTGCTTGATTGTTAGAAGTTGCTTGATTAGAAGCATTTGATTTATCAGTTGTTGTTGTTGAACTGTCAGTGTTTGTCGAACCGCCACCTGCACCGCCACCTGTACCACCGCCTTGATTAGATGATGTTGAAGTGCTTGTTGTACTTGTGCTGCTTTGATCACTTGTGTTGCTTTGATCACTTGTGTTGCTTTGATCACTTGTGCTGCTTTGGTTACTACTAGATCCTGTATCATTTTGTGATGTAGTATCACTAGATGTAGCAGTATCCGTTTGATCGGTTGCTGTTGTATCCGTGCCCTGTGTTGCTGTTGTATCAGTCTGGGTATCAGTTGTATCAGTTTGTGCATCATCACCGCTTGTTGACGCTGTATCCGTGTCTGTGGCACCATCTGCAGCCGCTTGTTTAGTTGCTACAACTTCTGCATTCTTTTCATCACGCATTTCTTCTGCGCTACCTGCATCAAGTCCTGCTCCGCCATCTACAACTGATTGTGTTTTTGAGTCTACAACATTAAATTTAGTTTTATCTTTTGGATCTGCAACCATAATAAATTGTTTATCTTTTTCTTGGACACCGGGTGTAGTTGGATCCGAATCAACCGGTCCATCATCAGTTGCTGCTGGTTCATCGCCACCTGCTGCTCCTGTGTCCGTAGTATCAGATCCACCATCGCCTGCTGTTGAATCCGTAGGAGCATCTGCTGTTGTTGCTGCATCTGCTGCACCTGGGTCTTGATCACCGTCTGGTGCATCTGTTGCTTTAGGTGTTTCAATCTTCATTGAATCATAAGTGCCCTTGATAACATCATCTGCAACCCCCATGCCCTTGATAATGTCATATACTTGATCAGAGTCGGTTGGCGATCCTGCTTTCTTCCAAGCAGTGTTTAATTTTTCTGCTGTAACTTTTGTAGTAACTTGTTTTGCTGCACCTTTAATTGCACCTGCTGCTGATGCGGCACCTTTGCCAACTGCCTGGGCACCTTTCTTTATTGCACCGCCGAGTTTGCCTAGCATGCCAGGTTTCTTTTCTGCTGGTGCTGCTTCTGGTTCTGCTACCGCAGGCTCCGCCTCGTTGATGGTCTGCCTGTTGTAGTATGCAATCGCATCAAACACGCTTTCAAACATTAGTTTGTTTTCCAACATGTGATCGTTTGTCTTTGTTAATCTATTGAATAGTAGATAAACTTGTCCTTCTGAAAGTTTCTGTCCTTTGTATGTTTTGCTTTCCGCAGGTGCTTCTCCGGCACCAACGACTTTTTTGTCCTGCAATGCTACACTCATAGCAACCGCTGATGCTGCTGCTCCAATACTCTTGGCAAGGTCCTGTTTAAATGTATCAACTACTACACTAATGCCTGCCTTTGAATCCATACTTGTGCCAGTATATTCATTCATAAACTGAAATAATTTTTCAGAATCTTCGTCTGATAAGTTTGCTTTATCGATAGCATCCCATACTGGATGAGATGGCATAGTAGTAACTTCTTTTACTACAAAAACCGGATCACCATTAGCATCAACACCTTCAACTGTAACTGAACTTGTAAACTTAATTGGTGGCTCAATGCCTCCCACGCTTGTGCTAACTTCTGATTTAAATTGATCGCCTACTTTTATTTCTGCACCATCTGGTAGTGTTGTTGTTCCTAGTTCAGGAGTGTCACCTGTCCAAGACATTGCGCTAGATTCATTTGCTGAAATGCTAGTTCCCATAAATTCTGCATCAGCCATTCCTTTTTCCATTTGGAACATCTTTTGCAACTGGTCGGGGTCAATACCTTTTGATTTTGCCCATTCAGCAACTTCGGGTGCTATGTTTGGTTCTGTGTCAAAGTTAATGCCTGCTTTTTTAAGTTGATCTGCACTTACCGGTTCTGCTTTAACCGTTTCAACCGTTGAAGCATCTGTAGCACCACCATCGGGCGTGCCTGCATCTTGATCACCGTATTCACCGTCATCGCCTGGTAATTCTGTTTTATCAACGCCAACGTCAGTTGTGGTTGTTGTGTCTCTTGCTAGATCTGAACCTTCAAGGCCAGCGTGATCTGCTAGTGCATCTCTACCGCCTAGATCATTAATTTTATCACTTATTTCTTTAAATTCTGCTTGGAATACTTCTGCTTCTTCGCCTGAAACATTTTTAAGTGCTGTTTCTAGTGCATTCTGTGTCTTAAGCAAATCTTCCGCTGCTTCAGGTGCAAGGTTTTCAATGCTCGTGGCCTTCATTCCTTCCAAAGCACCTACATCAATTGACTGCCCGTCACTGGCAATAAGTGTTTGTGCAACGTCTGGATCAACCAAGTCACCAATTATTTCAATACCAGCACCAATACCAGCACCAACAACACCAGTCAATGCTGACTTACCAATTGCTGTTGAAAGGTCCTTGCCTTGTAGAATATCTTTTGTAGCACGACCGAGGAAACCGCCTACCAAACCGCCCAGTGGTCCTGCCGCTAGTGCAGCCGCCGCTGTTAGAATTGCAACCGCAACACTTGCTTTGCCTGGATTTTCCTTTGCCCAATCGCTTACTGCTTTTACGGCACTTACTACTTTTGAATCCTTGTCGCCAATTTTTTGTTTAAGTTCATTGAACTTGGCATCCATATTTTGAACTGGACCTGCACTCTTAATTGCAGCCCCTAGTTTATCAATTTCTGCTTTGATAGCACCTGCTGCATTTTTAACAGCATCTGTGCCTTTACCTATTGCTGTTCTGTTATCACCTGCATCGGTTGCTCCCTTTTCAATGCTGGTGAATAGTTGATTAATTTGATCTGCTGTTAGGCTTGCTTCAAGAACAATACGCTCAACATTACTTACAAAAGGCTCAATTACCTTTTGTTCCAATAGAAGCATTTCAGGATCATTCCATCCTTCCGTAATGTATCTTTTTTGTATCTGACTTAATCTCATCCTATAATAATCCTAATAATTCTTTTTTCTGTTCGACATTTAACTTATCAAGTTGTGCATTAATGTCCGAAGGCACACCAGGTCTGTTTGTGGTTGATCCTGTTTGTGATTGCTGGTTACCTTTCTTAAACCCTGCAAAGAATCCTCCCTGGGTTTCATCATCGCCAACTGCTCCTGCTGCACCTTTATTAGCATCAACTCCGCCTTCATCTTGTGCGACCTTGTCTTTGGCTGCTGCCATAAAAATCTTGTCCAGTTGTGCGCCACTAAATCCTTCAGCAATGACGTTCGCATGTTCAACTGATTGATTGACCACTTTCTTTGGTGGTGGCTTTTTTCCCTTGCCGCCTGCGATTGCTATATTATTATCTGGGTTATTTTTTGCTTGATCAGTTTGTGATGGAATTTTTTGTGGAGCGCCACCACCACCGCCTGGAGGTGGAGTAGTTGTTGGTGCTGTCTTGGGCTGTTCTTTTTTTGCATTTGCACCAGCCTTAGCACCTGCTATAACATTTCCTGCAGCATCTTTTGCTGCGACAATTCCTTTTCCAACAGCACTTGCGCCTTTGGCAATTGCCTTGCCAGCCTTAAATGCCATTGTGGGTTCCTTCATGACTGCTTCAGCACTCTTTGTGGGATATCCTCTTTTCTTTAAAAATTGTAATACCATTTCCGGCGTTGCACCTTGGCCCGTGTCTGCCTTACCCATATGGATGTCAAATTCATCGGAAAGATCGTTAGCAACTTTGCCTATCTCTAGTTTTCCTACGGCTCTACGCCCTGCCCTACCAGGTACTAGTGTCTGTGCCTTTGCACCAAGTTTACCTAATACACCCATAGGTCTTTCATCGAGCTGTTTTTCTATCAGAATTTCATTTAAACGCATTATCAGTCTTCCGTTGCTTTATATAATGTAGTATTTATGTAAGAACAATCGAGATGCTTTAAATAGAGATCTTAAGATCTCTTGCACTTTCGCTATCGCTCAGTGCAATTTGCCTCCTCTAATTCTTGAATACACTTATTATATAGTGGAATTATTAATTGCGAAGCAATTTTAGCATCATCTAGATTGTATGGTCACAATTAGCCCGTTGCCGGGCCAAAGGTGAATTTTGAACATCATCTGAGTTCGCACAGTCACAATAGCGTTAGATCTACAATGTTTTATAACATAGCGTAGGCGGTTATCCGTTACCTACTCAATCCGTCTTAGTATCTTATGTACAACGGCAGTTTACTATACAAACGCTAACTTATATAATAAACCTGCGAGAATTACTCGCTCATTTAGCCTATTTAAATTACTTCTATTAATATACAGCAAACCAGTTCTACGTAGGCGTATCCGATCGTCGTCCTGTTAAGGATAGTGCTGTCATACCTCCGCCGTTATCCGAAGAATTCCTTACCGTCACACATCAGAACGGATTTTGGGCACCTTATCAGTCGCCGGTGCAGGCTTAATTAACGGTTTGTGTTGCCTAGGGATTGTTTTTTAGGTGTTCTGTTAGCAGTTTAGAACAACCAACACGCACATTAATGATACCATTATAGTAATCATCTGTTTCTAAAACTCTGCGGTCGAATTGTTCCTTTGCTTCTAGATAACTTAGTACGCCTTTGCTTGTACAATAGTGAAGTATTTCCCTTGTAAATTTTTCTTCGCCTAACTTCG